ACTATATGCATTAGCAGCTTTAGCATCAGCATATGATACAGCATTTGAATATGCGTTGGCTGCTTTGGCGTCTGTATAAGATACTGCATTTGAATATGCATTAGCTGCCTTAGCATCAGCATATGATGCTGCGTTTGTATAAGCTGTTGCTGCATTCGCAACTGCATTGGCAGCTAAATCGTATGCTGATTTAACAGAGTTAGCAGAAGCAGATACAGTTATCGATGTATTGTTAACCTGATCAACAACAAAAGATAACCCCTTGACTGTTGAATTTGAGGTTGGAAGAGCTACATTATATGTAAGAGAACCAGTCTCTAATTGTAACGTGCTGTTTGAGGCTGCAAACGTTGCATTTATCAAGTCACCAGATGCTGCTGGTTTTGAAAACGTTCTATAATATACAAAAATATTATTGGTGTTTGATGACGGTGCTTCAGAAAATACTAATGTAGTGTAGTTTGATACTGTATAACTTCCGTCACTGGGATTTTGTTGAACGTTGTTGACAATGACTTCAATATCTGCAGGTTGGTTAACCCTGTAACCAAGTGTGAACTGAGTATTGCTACCGTTTCCATTGAATGTCTCTGAAAGGTTCTTGAAGATTCCAGCATCTCCTGGTGGAGTACTACCTATGTAACTCATTACGTAATCTCCAACACCGAAATGATAACATCAACGGATGAAGCGGTATTACTTGTTACATATATCGAGTTGTTTTGTTCAAGAACTAGCTTCTGATCACCACCGATAGGAACAAGTGTTCCTCCGACTGGAACCACTGCATTCTTAATCAAAAATGTATTTGCACTACCATCATACAAAAAAACACTGACACTGACTGTGGATGTGATAATATTTGACAGAGTCATTCCTATCACTGTTGACTGTATGTTAGCAGTGGTCGGATTGTATACAGCATTTGCTGTTACACCTACAGCTTGGGCAGTGAAGTTTTTAAATGCGCTTGCCATATTTTATCCCAATGCTATTGCAAAAACTATTGCATCTGAACCTGCTGCAGGTGCTGTAGTCATTGTTGTGTTGTCTGAAAATAATATGCCATTTGAACTAAGAATCAGTGTACCATCAATATCAGTATTACCAGATACAGCGAGACTGGCAAGATTTGATCCGACTTCGAAGTGAACAGTTCCGTTAGACGAAAACATCTTACGATCTGTCAGGTTGAGCGCTAGCTCGCCAGTATCGACGAAATGAGTGTTTCCGGAATTGGTAGTGTTAGGCGTACGGCCGCTAACAGTCGTGCGCTTGACTTGAAACTTATTAGCCATATGGCTCCCCAGACTCTATATAGAGCTATTAATAATTAGAGTCAGAATTTTCTGACTTTTTTCTCGATGATTGCTTCTCTAACTTATTATTTAGTTCAGATAATTGATCGGCTAACTGTGCTGCTTTTGCCTCAGCTATCTGAACCCGTACTTCTAAAATAATATGCTTTGCAAGTAAATCTTCAATCCAACTTTTTTGCTTAATTATATATGCATTGACAAACTCTGTATCCAATTAGAATGTGCCTCCATCCAGTGTAGAATATATCAGGGAAGTGCCGTTAGACTGCAACACGAATCCGTCCGTGCCCAATCCTAGTTTTCGGAATCCATTTGATGAGTTAGCAACAAGAATATCTTCTGCAGTATATGATGCCAGACCTGTACCACCACTTGTTCCAACCAAGGCAGTTGTCAGTGTTAGAGAATTAGCTGTCATATTAACAGCAACAGTTGAATTAGCTGTCAACGTCACTGCTGTTGAATTAGATACCAAAGCACCAGATGATAGGTAAGCTTCAAGGGAAGCCTGTGTATATCCCGTACCAGATACGTTTACTGTTGTTGTTGGCGCTGGCTCAAGTCCTTTGAACAACTTGAAACTGTCTGATGTTGCATCTCTGAATAAACCAGCATGAAGGTTTGCTACACCGTTGTTATAGTTACCAAAGAAACCAATATCAAGGGTATCTGATATAATATTATTTGAAGCTAATTGAATGAGCGAGTCAGTAACAGTTAACGTTGCAACGTTGATTGTAACAAGTGAACCGGATACAGTTAAGTTACCATTAATAACAGCATTTGTATCTACAGTTAAGTTAGTTGTATGAGTGTTCCCGGCGTGGATTTCACTCCATCTCAGTGTATTGTTACCCAATGAGTGGGTTACGTTTGCTGCTGGTAGTATACTTGTATTAACACCAGCATTGATCGAAACTACATCCGAGAAGTTACTACCAATTGCTGTATTACCATTAATAGTTACATTATTGAAGGTAACATTATCTGTTGTACCGACCGCTTGGCCAATATGTACTCCAGTAGCGTTTGATGTAACACCAGTACCAGCTACAACATGAACACCAGTCGCATTAGATGCAATACCGTTACCAGCAACAACAAATACACCAGTTGAGTTAGAAGCTATACCGCTACCAGCAACAACTGCTATCGTAGGAGCTGATCCTTCAGAAGTTGCATTACCCGATAAACCGTTACCAGCTGTAATTGTTGCAACATAATCACCTGTTGTATCTGTCCCAAGTGCAACAGAATTTGATGCAATAGAAACAAGACCAGTACTATCAACTGTGATGTCACCAGATAGTGATACGTTTCTGAATATACCTGTTGAGTTGGATATTAATATCTGGCCAGCTGAAGCAGCTGAAACTGCAACATCTGACAAATCATCAAGATCAATTACTGCCGGGGCTGCCCAAAATAAACCACCAGTTGAGTTAGCTGTAAGAAGTTGATCAGTAGTACCATGTGCACCGTTTGCATATATTTTATCTATTGTTGCGTTGGCAACTTTGATTGCATCTAGGTAGCTGGTTGCGTTTGCAACAAGAGCTTGGTTTGCTGTAAGAGTACCAGGTGTTCGTTTGCCACCAATAGCAACTACTGTTGAATTACTACCAACGTAAAGAACGTCACCATTTGCTGTGAAAGCAAGTTCACCATTTGCAAGTGACGCTGGGGTTGCTGTATTCAGCGACCTTTTAATTTGAATTAGATTTGCCATTTATTAATTTCCTTTTTAGGCAACCATATTAAAAAGAACCACCATCAAGTGCGCCTGAAACGTTTTCTAGAGAAAGTTGTTGTACTACGTATTTATCATCTGAAGATCTGTATACTAACGTGTGACCATCAGCCGGAGATACCTCTTCAACATCTACAAGAGCATCGAGTCTTCCAGTTGCTGTACTTTTAAGCGTGACTGGTGAACTCGATTGAATACTACCGCCACTTGTATTGACAGTTGCCTTTATTGTAGAAGAGGTAACAAGCCGTACGGTTGCTGCTGATAGTGACATTTGTTACCTCGTAACTTCGGGAGTAACTGTTACAATTCCTTCTACTATTCTTGAAACGATGTTAGAAGAGCTAGTAACTTCAACATCATAAACATACCTACCAGCTACTAAATTCGATGTTTGAGTAGATGTTAAACTCAGTGTTACTGTTCCTTGTGTTCCACCAAGAGAAACTAAAAAACTTTGTGAATTAGATGAGGAATAATGTTTACGGATCTGTGAGTTTGCAGAATACCCAGTGAGGTTAATAGCGTCTCCATTTTCATCAGCCAAAGTTATAACTGTAGAGAAAGTTGTTCCTTGATCTATAACTATATTAGCCTTGGTTGCCATTTTTCATCTCGTGTATTTCTGTTTGTAATGTGGTAACTTTTTGATTTATCTCTTTTATTGATTCTATCAGAAGAGGTACAAGTCGCTCATATCTTACAGTGAGATACTTACTATCTATAGGAGCACCAACTACTGCTTCAGGCATTACCTCACTTACCTGCTGTGCAGATACTCCCACATCAACACAATCTTCATATCCTAACGAAAGTGCAAGCGCGTTTGGTCTATAGAGAAATCCACTTATTTGATTTACCTTGTATAATGCATCAGATATGGTGCTGATTTTAGTCTTCAATCTATCATCAGAGAACCCAGCTGTAATTGTTCCTGTAGCCACTATCTGACCAGTTGTTCCTGTTGCAGCTGTACCAACTCCTAGTGAGTTTACCTGTCCGTTAGAATTTGTTGAAAATCCTCCAGTCGGTCCTGTAGGACCCTGTGCACCCTGTGCACCCTGTGCACCCTGTGCACCCTGAGGGCCAGTAGGACCACCAGGACCTTGAGCACCTTGAGCACCTTGAGCACCCTGTGGTCCTGTAGGACCCTGTGCACCCTGTGCACCCTGTGCACCCTGTGCACCCTGAGGGCCAGTAGGACCACCAGGACCTTGAGCACCTTGAGCACCTTGAGCACCCTGTGGTCCAGTTGGACCTAGCGGACCTGTAGGACCTTGAGCACCTTGAGCACCCTGTGGTCCAGTTGGACCTAGCGGACCTGTAGGACCTTGAGCACCTTGAGCACCCTGTGATCCAGTTGGACCAGTAGGACCAGTAGCACCTTGAGGACCAACAACAGCTGCACCGTTTATTGTAAAACCAGTAGCTGACATTGTTGCGTTGGTAGAACTATTACCAACCCTTACAATTGATGTGTTGACAGATATATTAGCACCAATGGAAACTGTATCGGACACTCTCAATGAGCCAGTAACTTCAAGGGTTACGCCAGGTGAGGTGTTTGCAACCCCAACTCTGTTATTAACAGAATCAACAAAGAGAACTCCAGAATCAAAATTAGTGTTACCTGATATTGTTTGCAGAGTGCCGTTCAATACAGCATTACCTGAAAGAGTGGTGTTTCCTGTTATAGTTACATCACCACTGAAGTTACCAGAATTAGCAGACACTACAAACCTACCAGTCGAATTACCAAGTTGTATTGTATTGGATGTAGGTACTATAGCTGTTGTATTAGCAACGAATCCAGATGTTGTATGGCTAGCAGCATTAACTGTACCTGTATGAAATACACCAGTGGTGTTGGCAATAAAATTAGAACCAACCGTCAACAATGCAGAATTAACAGAGGTTGAGACATTAGCAAACCCGATTACTGTCGTGTTTCCGCTACTCAGAGTTTTTGAAAGAGTAACATCATCCTGTAGTGTTGTCAATCCCGCTACTGTAAGAGTACTTGCAACGTTGGCAATATATCCCTGCAGATTCCATCTGTTTACAGTGTTACCCAAGCTACGTTGATCCTGATCAGGAAGAAAATTACCTTGTACGGTCCCGCTGAAAGCAAGATTACCACCTACTGCCAGGGATCCTGATACGTCTAGATCCCCGTTAACATTGCTGGTAGCACGTGAATCAAAACCAAAATCTATTAATAGCTTACTATTTGCTGTTGCCATCTAACTTTCCTTAGATAATCATGTTTGCTAAAATCTTTACTGATGTGCTACTTGCTCTTTGACGCATGCTAACATCAATGTTTGTCGAATTAATAGTCATGACTATATTGTTGGCAAGTGGTGAAGAGCTGGAAGGTGCAACAATTGTTCCGTAAATAGTTTGATTGACATCAACACCATTATGTGCAAATAATATCTTCGTAATTTGATGCTCAGAACCCCTTGAAATATATACAAGTAACTCTCCAGCTTGGTGATTTGCTTTTGGGAAACTTATAGCTGTTACACTTGCAGTTGTGTTAGATCCTAGATCTGTGTTTGCAAAAGTTAAAAATGTCGCAAATGTATTTATTGATATGTTTCCAGAGACATTTAAACTACTGCTGTTTGTAGAACCAGTAATAATAACGTTGCCACTGAAGTTACCTGAGTTTGCTGATAATACAAATCTACCAACAGTATTACCTAATAAAATATTATTCGATGTAGGAATTATTGATGTTGTATTGGCAACAAACCCAGTTGTGGTGAAACTAGAGGCGTTTACGGTACCGGTATGATATACACCAGTCGTATTTGCAATTAAACTTGTACCAATTGTAAACAAAGCTGAGTTGACTGATGTAGTTACGTTTGCAGACCCAGTGACCTGAAGAGCAACTGTAGGAGTGGTATTGTTAATGCCAACTCTATTATTTGTTGCATCAACAAAAAGAGTACCGGTATCAAAATTAACATTACCTGATATAGTCTGCAAATCCCCACTCATAGTAACGTTACCAACTAATGTAGTAACACCAGCAACCCCAAATGTGCCACCTACGTTTGCAGCTCCTTGAACATTTGCAGTTAGACTAATATCAGTTGCACCAGTCACTCTCAAAGCAACTGCAGGAGCAGTATTACCAATACCAACCCTATTATTGGTTGCATCAACAAAAAGAGTACCGGTGTCAAAGTTAACATTTCCGGCGATCGTTTGTAGCGACCCGTTCAAGGTTGTGTTGCCAACCACTCCAAAAATACCGCCAACGTTTGCATTTCCTTGGATATTAGCTGTTGCACTTACATCAATGTCACCAGTAAGTCTTAGAGCAACACTCGGTGCTGTATTATTAATACCGACTCTGTTATTAGTTGCGTCTACAAATAACACACCCGAGTCAAATGTAGCATTACCAGAGATTGTCTGTAGTGATCCATTTAGTGTTGCATTACCAGTTAACGTTGTTGTACCTGTAACCGAAAGTGAATTAGCAAGAGTAGCAGCCCCGAGTACGTTAAGTGCAAGATCAGTATCAAGGGTAGTTGTTGTGAATACTGTGTTTACGGTTGTATTACCAATTGAGACGTTACTAGTGATATACAGAACATTAGATGTTGTTGTATTTCCACCTCTTAGACCAAAAGTCGTATTACCATTAATAGTAACTGAGTTAGCAGTAAAGATACCATTTACGGTACCATTGCCGGTGGTAAGTCCACCTTGACTATTTGCAGCGGTCGTTACTATTGTTGTTGAGTATGCGTCAAGCAATACATTGGTTTTATCGATCCAATTTTGAAACGAATCCGTTACTGTACTTACATTTGATGTAGCCAGAGCCATTTGTTAGTTCTCTTTACTGTTTTGTTTAATTAAAATCATAAGCATCTCTTTTATTTCACCAACATCTTTCTTGAGGGTATCAACTTCCTGTTCGATACCAACAACTTTCTTTTGAGCTTGCCTCTGCTGAACATAATTTTTATATGCATTAACATTTGTATTTATTAATGCGTGATTGCTATCGTCTCTGATATAGTCAGGATTCTCTGTGTTTATCATTTTATATTGACACAGCCAATGCTCTGACATCCGATAGTATAGGAATAAATTTACTCGAACTAGAAGTAAGTACAACCTTTATTGCAAATATTTTGTAGCTTGAATGCTGACCTCTATCAGTATCAAGATAGTTTACAATGTTGTCATTTCTATTGTATTTGAAAGCAGCACCTAACTGTGTTACCTTTTCGATTGAGGCACTTCCTGAGAACGTAGTGTTTGACTTCAACACAATATGTGTACTGTTTGTGACAGAGTCTACCACGCCAAGATCATAACTACTCAGTGTGTTACCTTGAACAATCTTAACAACATCATTAGCTACCAATGAAGAGTTAAACGATGTTCCCGCACCTGTCAACGTTGTGTTGGTAGATGATGTAACAATTCCTGTCAACTGAATAGATGGAGGTGTCTTTGGAAATGTGTACTCGTATTCAATGTAGTCATTTTCATTCAAAGAATCACTGTATAGATTAGTCTCAGTTACTTGGTTCAGTAACGTCCAGTCTCTATCTTCAAAAACTGTATTATCATCAGCCGCAAGTATTCTTGTATACACGTAGATGTTTGAAGTAGATGGTTTGTAAGCTGTAATGAATACTTTTATATCCTCAGCATCTAATCCATCTGCTAGAACTACGTTCTTAGAGATATATCTTACTTGTGAATTACCATACTTTGTAGTCTCACCAGTATTATCATTATTAATAATGTTTGATAAGGTCACAGCACTGATAGGCGCTATATCAATAGCAGGTGAAATTGTGCTGAACGTATTGGCTTTTGTCAAATTAGCAAATATCTTAAACGATTTCGAACCACTTGTAATTTCATTACTTCTTGATTTCAGCTGTCCTTCATATCTGAGAGAATTAGATATCCCCTCCACCATACCAGTGTTAGCCGGTGTTGCTGTCACACCATCAATCCGTTGTATCAAACTGACGGATGTTGTTGGAGGACTGATGTATCTTATATGAGGTTCTGTAAAATTAACTACCTTGTTGTCTACAGAAGTAATGGTGGCTTTTGCTTGAGATATCTCACCAACAATGTTCTTAGACGATTCAAATTTGAAAGATGAATTTGACGCATTAGAATCTCTGACAGTTATTGTCCCGTCATTATTGAGAACATCAATAGTACCTCTCACTACCTTCTGAATAGCTCCGTGATAGGTAGATCCACCATTTATAACATAGTAAGGATAATCCTTTAACGTAATAGATGATGAGTTAACACTGTTTACTCTAGATATCTGAATAACATCTGTGACGCCAAAGTGAGCGTTTGATGATACTGAGTTACTCAATGGACCATCAATAACTATGTGAGTTGCGTTTGTCGTAGCGGTAATTTCTCTTACATTTCCGTTAATGAGAATATAATCACCAGGATCATATTCGTTGACGAAATCTGTACCAGATCCAATAACTTCAATTGTAGAGGTGTTTCCAACAGTTACAGTTCCAGTTTTCACTGAAGCACCGTTTGCATAAACCACCAACACATAATCTCCAGATGTTAAAGATCCAGCCTGCGATGTGGAAGTATTAACAACAAGACTAGACGTGTTTGCAGTAATCGATCCGGTCAGGTATGTATTAGACTTCTGAGCAACCTCTTCACTCTCGATAAAAGAACCAGAAGTATTGGACACAGTCAAAAACTCATATGGATCGTTTTCTAAAACAAGAGTAGCAGTAGTCTTTGTAAAGCTTGCAATATAAACTTTAAATTTAAAATCCTCTGTTTGAACAGGTGTCCATGCTGTATCATTGGATGATAGGAACATTACACCCCCACCCCAGTTCTTATTAGAAATCAAATTAGTATTGACAACATCAGGTACACCCGTGGCAGCAGTCCACATCTGATAATCAGGATTGTCTTGATCAGGCATTACAATGATGCTGTAATCGCTTCCTGCCTTCAAATAAACTGGAGTATCAAAAGTAACAGTAGTCTCTAAAGACCCATTGTTACTTACGGATACTGAAGAACTATTGAGAAATTTCTGACTCAATATGAATGGAGATGGATATCCGTTTTCCGTTTCTCTAATCTGTACAGTTACACCAAGAGTACTACTTTTAGTTTTAAAATAAAGATTTACCTTAGTTAAAAATACTCCATCAGATCCATTTTGCTGATTTACATTGAACGTCTGAGCTATAGGATCACTACCAAAGCCACCTCTAAAACCCGTGAACACCGCGGCCGCGGGTGGTGCGGGTGGTGGTGGTAATCTTGGTACCAGTGTACTATTAACAGTCCTAGAGATATCAACAGTTGTGCTAGAAGAGGATATAACAGGAAGCGGAGTTTTAGTAGATACTGTTAACGTTGATGATTTTTTATAAAAGTTATAAGCGTTAAATGTGGTTCTACAAACAGAAATAGATTCATCAGTACTGTTGTAGTCATTGTTGTCCGCAACAGTGACTGATCTCTCTCCAACAAAGAAGGTTTCTGGTTCTATGTAAAAAGCTCCAACAAGTGTACCAGTAGAGCTAGAGACCAAAGAAGATCCTTTTGGTCCTGTCCACGATGCAGTAGGCTCGTGTAATATTCCTCTTGAATCCATGGTCTCTATATTACTTACCGTTGCAGGTCTTGACTGATTTGAGACATTAATCTTATCAAAGAACACAAAATGTTCTGTGTTTGGTCTCAAACCTACGGCAACAAAAGTTACCCACTGTGATCTTATATAAGAATTCATTCCAAAATCAGTTAAGAACTCACCAACTTGTTGAGTGTTAGTTAGTGTTCCTCCTGGCTGGAAAGAGTTTCTTACCGTGGTGGTTGTCGTGGTTATTGTCCTTTGATCAATACCCTCTGTCTCTATTGTTGGTGGAATAACGGTAGTCAACGAACCAACATCAACATTTATTTGCGTGCTATCTCTCTTGAACTGTACATTATCATTCAGAGAGTTGACCAGCTGATTCAAAGGAGTTGCCAAATCGATAGTTACATTGACTGATCCTTTTTCAATATCATAGTAGTCATCATATTTTGGAAATAAACTAATCAATCCTTTAAAGGACCAGTTCAATTGAACTGGATTTCTAGTCTTGTTTGCTATTGGCTGACTAATAAATTCAACATCAGTATAATCAATAATACCATACTCTCCCTTGAATGTTACATTCGAGGAAGCGGAAGTGTTTGCTGTGAAATTTATTCTATTCTTTTCAATTTGCGGTCTAGCTGTCGATGACTTAGTATCGACAAGAATAGTAAATTCTGGATCATTAACGTTGGAAATATCATATGAATTAAACGATTCAGCAAAGAAACCGTTTTTGAATCTAGATACAGCTGTATTTGATTCACTAGGAATAACTAAATTGGTAACACTACTCTCAAGAGTATTGAACAATGAATAATACTCGAGTCTATTGATTCTATCTTCAATAAACTTGATATCCTTCATTGTATAGCCTTTGACCTGGTCGTGTTTTACCAATGTACTATACTCATTTCTTTTAGCTGCAAGTGCAGATTTTGGAGACAGTGAAGGGAACGGAGGAATAGTAATCGTTCCAAGTTTCATAGTACCATCAGGAGCCTTGGGTGGAACCGGTGTAAGACTCGGTACTCCTTCTACAACCGATACGGAGCTCTGAGGAGTAATAACTATTGTGTCAACTCTACTTAGATAATGAACAATATCTGCTTGAAACTCTTCATTTGGTGTTGGAAAGAATATACTTCCTGTTAATGTTTCTGAGGATGATGGATCCACTGTTGCACCAGCAACAGATGTTGCGGCCGCATTAGCTGTGTTAGCTGTTATTGGTCTGAAATCAATTGCATCTCTCAGGTTATAATATTTGTTAGTTTTAGGAGATATATGGTAGGGAATATCTTGTGTTCTAATCTTATTGTTTGGTAGAGAAGGAGTTGCATCATCAACAGGATATGACTCTGTAGAAAGGTAACTACCAGTTCCATGTGTGAATAAGTTCAATCTGACAAGAAGATTGGTTGAGCTTGTCAAAGAAAGACTGCTTCCAGGTTTCTTTCTTATAAAAGAAAGACCGTAGTAGTTATCGTTTTGACCAGTAATAAGTTCAAAGTTTGATACTTGATTTGCAGTTGTGTTTGAATATGTGTTGCTAGATCCAACATAAACAGCTACTATATTCAGTACATCTGGAATACCCAAACACCACGGACCAGTAGTTGTTGAAGCCAACTTATTTGTAGATAATTTTACATAAACATCTTTAACAACACTCTTCAATTTAGGAGAAGCACCGTCCACTCTCACATTAGAGTATACTGTTGCAGATGTAGTTCCACTGATGGTGTTACCTACAAAGATTGTAGCAGTATTACCATTACTGTCAATCGATACATTAGCTGATCCTCTGTCTAGTCTGACAGGAACATTCTTTGGAAACGCATATACAAATGTATTTGAAGATAGTGTAGGAGAAGGTCCTACCCCGTACACAGTCATCGATGTGTCACCAGTTATAGTACTAACTCTAAAATAATTACCGTTTGATTGAAACTTAACATAGTCACCAGCATCTAACTGACTTATGAAGCTAGTACCGCTACCGGTCACAACGTTACCAGAAGTAGACACCGTTCCAGTTAGATTTGTTGTTGAGTGTGCATTAGACGCAGGTACAATTATAAAGTCATTTTCTTGTGTATCGTTTAGAGTACTACTAACTGTATATGGAAATTCCTCACCAGCACCAGTAAGAGAAAGTGTACCAACGCCAGAACCAAGGAAAGAAACAGTTGAAATATTTCTATAGATGAACTGCTCACCTTCAAAGTAACTAACGGCTGGGGTACCAGAATCAAAAATTAAACTATCAAAACTTGTTTCTTTTAGAACTGCATTACCAGTATCAAGAATTAAATCAGCAACTCCTCCTGATACCTGTACAGATCTAACACTAGAAAAAGATTTCCCAGGCTGCATGTTGATATCGAATAGATACAATCTGTAAACACAAGAAGGAGATCCAATCAATCCGGATTGATATACTAGTGATTTAATTCTTGCAGTACCAATAATAGAACCAGGAGAGGTAGGATCTCCACCAAAATTATCTGATACATCATCACCAGCAGTATCTCTCAGATTGATAGATGTACCTGCAGAAAAATTAAAGTTTCCTAGTAATTCATCAACCTCTACATAGTTTCCATAATTAGTACTGATTGACTGATTATTACTAGTTACGGTATTATTAGATTTTCTTACTGGTACTCTCACAGAACCAGTCAACTCAGATCTAAATCCATCAACATATGCAATACCGGGGCTTACAGCTAAATTCAAATGTGTTGTATTACCTGATATCTCTTCTGTGTAGAGATTAAATTGATTGATAACATAGTTACCACTCTCTTCCCTAGTTCTTCTTGATAGTTCTGATGCGACAGAGTTAAATTCTGTACTTGTTCTTCTCTTAGTAACATTTCCATTTTCAAATTCTAAGATTGTGAGAAATTCACTGTTTGAGGCAGCGTTAGACGTGGCAATAGAAATCAAATTTGCTGTTAGCTGAAGTCTATGAGCACCAGGAGCTGTGTAGTTACTGTATCCTTGAGCATTGTCTAACAGAGTGGAGTCTACATTATTATTAACTACCCTCTCTGAAGTAGAGAATCCCAATGAAATATCTGTCGGTACATTAGAGTATTTGTCAACTATAGTTATTTGATCTTCAACCATAACAAAGTGACCTTTTTGATAAATTACCCCATCACTTGTTCTCACAGCAGATCCAACACCAACCGGTGCAGAGTATGAAGAATTTGCAACACGCACCTGTGCAATGTAATTTAGTGCTGTTAATGCCCCTGACGATCCAGTTGTAGTAGTAATTGTCAGTGAAGGAGCAGCTATGTAACCAGATCCACCATCAGAAATCACCACATCTCTTATTGAACCATTTGCAAACGTAACAATATTAGCAGAAGCACCCGTACCACTGTTACTTGTAAAAACAATTACATCAGAATTGCTATACAACGTTCCTGAAGCAGATATTTCAATGGACTGAACTGAAAAGTCACTTGCATAAACAGTTAATACATCTGTATTCGAGTACTTCTTCTTTGCTCCTGCTCCAGTGTTAATATATTTGATGAACAGCGTAGAAAGATTAGGATTCTGTGATTCCAATCCCTGAGCATAATTTACAATCTCGGATGTTAAATTTGCAGAATCTTTCAGATAACCATTAGCGTAGTTGGATACCAGAGTTGTCTGACCATCTACTTGGAGATCCTCAAGTTTAACATAGTAGTAACTGAAATCAAATGAAAGGCTACACCCCTTGATTATGGTGCCTTGTTTGTAGATGTTATCACCAAATCTTTCGACTTGATTCTGAAGAATAGTTTGTAACTGGGTTAATTCTCTTGCCTGAATAGGAACAGCTGGTCTGAAAAGAACTCTGTGAAAGTTTTTATCTTCATTATAATCATCATAGTATGGTGATACATTAAAATCTGTATTAAGTGGCATTTGTTCCTCTATTAAAATTCCAAGACAAGCTTCAAGGTTTCAGTTTGTCCGTTTGTTTTTGTGATTGGTGTGAAGTTCTCAATATATATAACGTCTCCAGAACCGTGAACCAAATCCGATGGAACGATACCTGATACGAGAAACTGTGCATCCGATGCATCACCAGTAATATAGTACTGCGTACCATTAGACTCACTTTGGTTGATAGTTCCTTTTTTGTTAACTATCCTCAATACAGTGTTATTGGACGAGTAGAAAAACCCATTAGCATTTTCATTCTGAACTACTAACTCGTCTTCAGTAAATCCCTGAGCAGTTTGTAAGACACCTACAACTTTGTAAGTTTGATCAAAGTAGGTAGTTGGTTGGGTTGCCGTATCACATACCGATATGAATCCAGACGTATTGCCTACCAATAAACTTGTTGAAGTATTTCCTGTGACAAAAAAACCATAAGTGTTTGTTAACTTAACAACAGAGTCATTGGCTGCATATACAATTCCACGAGCAGTTGTAGTTTTGTTAGTATCAACAACTGCAACAGCTGTCGCTGTATTTCCTCTCAGACTATGACCAGTCTCAGATAATCCAGCTGTTAGATCAATTGCCCCTCCATTCAAAGTAGATGACAGCTTAACTCCTGTTGAATTAGCCTGGACAACAAAATAACTAGAATTATTGGATAATGCTGATAGAGATGTATTACCCGCAGCTACCAAATATCTGACATAGTCATTATTTTGAAATACGTTATTAGAAATTGTAATAAAGTCATTTGTATTTGATACTGCCGTATTAGAGTTGAATGATATAGGTGACGGGGCTGATATTGAAACAGATGGTGTTATATATCCCTGTCCACCATTAATCAGGTTGATTTGTGATATTCTTCCTGTAGAATTGGATGATGCGTTTGATACAGCTGCTGTAGTATTTGTTCCGGATATCGTAACCACAGCATTAGAGGTGTATCCTGAACCAGGATTAGTAATTACGATACCAGCAATAGGAGAACCTTGCGATTGAATTATTGTCTCCCCATCGGCAAAAACCCCAGTACTAGAACTTATTTCAAGGACCACGTTGGAAAATAAAGGGTCCTTAATTATTCCCACTACTCTGAAATCATTTTCATCAACTAATTTACTTCCAGAGACTGAACTATCAAAAACTGTACTGATTCCAACATATCTTGCTCCCAACTCTGCAGCTGCATTACTACCATGGCCACCTTTAGGGCTAATTATTACTTTAGCTGCTGCTGTGTTTGCTGTTATAGCTGTTCCTGTTGAAACATTAATTATTCCAGTATTACCAGTTACCGTAACAGAAGCATAACTATAACCTGTTCCTCTCTGCACTATTTCAATACTGTATATTGTATTACTTGATGTGTTAACAAGAGCTCTAGCCTGTGCACCTGACCCATCACCATCGACAGATACAAGTGGTGTAATTTCATAGGTTGAGCTAGTTGTAGGATTGATATCGAAAGGAGAATCTATAAAAACTCTTCTTGTAGAACCTGCAACGGTGTATCCAGTGATAATTTTCTGTTGCCCGCTACCAGTTCCATTAGTAACCTTTAAAGCAGAGTTAATATAAAAATTAGCATTTGCTGAAGCATTAGATGGATCAATTGCATATATCAAAGGATTACCACCAACTAAAACTTCTTGGAAAAATCCATTAGCATATGATGCGTATCCACTTCCGCCCGACAAGACCTCAATGTTGTCTATTGATCCTATTACTGAATTACTAACAACGTTAGAGTTGACAAATACTGGAATGTGAGATGCCGTGGCAAATTTTGTGAACTCAGTTGGTGTTATTGAATACATATACTTCCACTGATATCCATCAGCGGTTGTAAAGTAAAAATCATCATCGGCAGCTGTTTCTGATAGTCTAGGTCTATAAGTTGATGGAGCGCCTCGATTATTATCTAAGCACTTAAATACACTATAGGATGAATTTTCATCTGATAGAACATAAAAATTAGAATCCATAATGTCGGGATCATCATGGGTGTATTTGTTGAATACTGTGTTAGCAACCCAATTATGCCTAGGAGTCATTTGAATGATATCGCTAGAAGTAATCCTCTTACCATATATCATATTGTCATAAGGATCAATTAATGTGGTTTGAATATTATCATTCAAAACAGGTGGGGAGTTATCATTAGCAAAAGGAACAGGGTTACCTACAAAAAAATAGTAAATATTAAAGTTAGGTTCTGAAAAAGATTCAATAAATTGATCAACATTGAAAAGTTTAATGTTGTTTGTGATAAGTTTGCTCATGTTGTTATTTCTACACCAGAAGATTTGATTGTAACATCCACGTTAGATACTTTAATCACATTACCAAATAACTTAGTGCCTGCTACGTGCATCAGTTTCTTTAAAGTATCCCCATATGTCTCGAGCGGTAGCTCAGTTTGAATTTGATAAGAATAAAACTGATAAAAATCACCGTCATGAATGTATTTATCACTGTTGAGGAATCCCTTGGTTGATTTAAAATATCCCTCCCCAACTCCTTGATTAATAAGATTGGCATATCCTGTTGCAATGTATGCATTTGTATCAATTTCTATGTTAATAGATTCTCCATCTTCATATGCGAAACCCGAATCTATCACTGACAGCGATGTTATAGATCCATTTACAATACCAGCAAAAGAGTTGACAACTGCATTATTACCCATCAGTGACGATTCTTCTATCTGGGTAACAGATACCACGTTAGCCGTTGTCCCAGAGGTTGTCCCAGTTATTTCGACACCAGATGTGAAAGATTGATTGAACGTCTTTCTCTTGACGTTAAGGAACAAAGCTCCAGAGTTGATTACTTTGCCTCTTGATAAGGATATTTGAGTGTTTGCTATTGATGTATTCACAAAGAACTTTACACCACTGGTCATACCTATTGCTACGTTTGTAACTTTTGATATAGAGTTAGATGTTGTAATTGAACTGTTGGTTGTTAGATTGAGTATGGTGTTGTTACTGATTGTATTAATTTGAAATATCAAATTGTTACCTGAAAACTTAATGAAGTCACCAGTTGATAATTCCGATGTAAACAATGTAGAAACACCATTTACTTGAGAGCTTGTTGCATTAGAAGAAACTGTACCGGTCAACGAACTACCAATCGCAGAATTGACAAATGTATTACCAAAGGTAGAATTTGAAAAAGCTGAAACTGTAACAACTGATACTGTTGTGTTCGAAGATCCAGCTATACCATATCCGTTAGCTGTAGAATTAACAATCTGAGTAACACTTTCATTTAAAACTAGTCCACTGTTTGATCCACTTACCTGAAGAGTGAAGGCGGGATCAGAAAAGTTTTGAACTATCTCTTCATTATCTGTAAATGTTCCAACTTGATTTTCAACAACTAAGTTAAGATCACGTCTATTAAAGTTGGCAAGCTCGTTATCCCTTACGAGAACAAACGGAGATATATTGTAACCTGATCCGGGATTTATGCCACTCAAAGAAGCAATTGTTCCGATATCAAAACTACCCCTTGTCAGGGCAAGATTTAGGATAATACTAACATTACCAGTTGGCAGTTTTGGAAATCCATATTTCAATACACTGAGAGGGGTTGATAGGTATGCCCCGTTAGTGATACGTATGGTGTTAGCCGATGAATTGATAGCATTGGTTTTAAGGTTCAATATAGTATTATTACTTACAGTGTTCACCTGAAACACAGTGGTATTACTTCCAATTTTTATGTAAGCACCATCATAAAGTTCAGAGGTAAAAAGAGTTGAAACACCATTTACCTGAGGACTTGTAGAATTAGAAGATATACTACCCGTCAATACAACTGTTGTAATCGAGTTATTGCCCCCAATTAAATCAGTATTCAGAAAAACTGTCTCCTCATCTGTCAGACTACCAACATTGAAATCAGCTCCAGTTCCTATACTTACAACAGATACGTTAGCATATACGTTGGAGGTTTCACCGTAAATAAAATTATACTGGTTTGATGTAAATGTATTTGATACAGAAGATATTCCAATGTATTCAGAGTTAACTCCCATCACCGTACCTGTTGCAGTTTTATCCGTATATGAATCAACAAGCGCTGATGTCCCAACAATCCTATCAGCTAGAGACCAATTACCCGAAGTAACTATGATAAGAAAACTTCCATTTGCTGACGTGATTGTATTAGCAACAACACTTGGACCCGTAGTTGTTAGTTGAAGACTAGTATTGCTTGTAATAGAGCTGATCTGAAATGTTGAATTGTTAGACTGAAATTTTATAATATCATTGTTAGCTAGATCTACTGAAAACTGTGTATCAATACCAGTCACTGTATTTGAAGTAGAATTTGCTGTTGCTGTTCCAGTTACTGTTTTTTGTACTTTACCAACAATTCTACCTGTAGCAACATTTGCTGTTGAATTAGCACCTGTTACTAGCTGAGCAAGAGAGAATGATGTGTTTGAAGAACTAAAGACTATATTTGCAAGTGGTTGGTATACGGTCTCATCGATCAAAAAATTGGG